TGAAAAATTCTTGATGAGTGCGACACAATGTGCTATTTACATTTTCGCACTTATCATTATACTGTGTTTAATAATGTTATGAAAGTGAGGTTTACATGACTACATTATTGACGAAACTACGCACCACGACAATGCGTGATACATCATTGTATTCGTATCTCAAGACGTTTTACTATGAGTGTGATCGTGATGTGGTTGCATTTCAAGATCATCTTGAGTTTGGTGATAACGAGATGTATGACTTTGCTCGTGATTTACACGAAGCAGTACACAACGTAATCAACTCATGGAGAGCTTTGCATATGACTGCTGAACAAATGCGTGAGAGTTTCCCAACACGCAAAATTCAAGTATGGGTAAACCAAATACGCAACGAAATGTACGAAGCATATGAGCCTTGTTATGAGTGCGATAACGTAGTGCCAAATGATGACGCAATCTATATCGAAGATCGTAGTGAATATGTATGTGGTGATTGTTGTGATCTCAGTTATAGATACCATGACGGTCATGGTCAATACTACCACGAAGATGACTACCCGTATGATGAGGAAGATGATTACTACGAGGAAAACGGTGTACATAACTACGACTATGATGTCACCAACGAGCTATCCTCAAAGTATCATGGCAACGAAAAGCGATTGCTAGGTGTTGAGATTGAGGTTGAACGTAGATCAAACGCACCATATGAAATTGCAGAAACTGTTGAAGATACTATGCGTGGCTTTGCCTTGTGCAAACATGACGGCTCTCTCAGCAACGGTTTCGAAATGGTGACTGCACCTGCGACAATATCGTACCAAAAACAAAAGTGGTCAGATTTCTGTCAGAAAAACTTTGCTGATAGTCTATCATCATGGAACACTTCAACTTGTGGTATGCACATACACGTAGATCGTGCAAGTGTCACACCCCTCGATATTGGTAAGCTACTTGTGTTCGTCAATGGTAAACACAATCGTGATTTCATTGAACGTATTGCAGGTCGTAGTTCAGCACAATGGTCAGCTTTCAAAGTCAAACAGATCAAAGATAGTTTACAACGATCTGATAAGTATGAAGCATTGGCTACGCACAAACCAAAGACAATCGAGTTCAGAATATTCAGAGGTAATATTGCAAAGCAAGGTATCTTCAGAAACCTTGAGTTTGTAGATTCTATATGCAACTTCGTCAAGACCGTAGGCATTGACAAAGATACAGAATCAGTAAATAGTTTATCATATACCAACTATGTACGGTACATGAGTAAATCTGAGAGCAGAGGTCAATACCCTTACCTGTTCTCATGGTTAGTTCGCAAGGGCTACGCAAAGGGTAAAGCTAAAAATATACAAAACGAAAGTGAGGAAAGCTAATGTGTTTAATTATTAAAAGCGACAATGCAAGTGAGTTAAAATCTAATTTACTCAAGTCAGCATACTCCAACAATTCAGACGGATTTGGGGGTATGTTTCTTGCTGATGGCAAGATTCAAACATTCAAGGAACTACCACAGAATGAGAATGAAGTCATCAAACTATGGGACAAATTCAAAGATATGAAAATCCCAATGGGCTTACACTTCAGATTCACAACCAATGGTGGAACTAACAAAGCTAACTGCCACCCATTTGAAGTGCTCAACAAGAAGCAACACAACAGAGATATTTGGGTGATGCACAACGGTCCTCAATTACCAACACCAATGATTGATGTAAACAAATCCGACACACATCAATACGTCAAGTGGGTACTCAGACCAATGCTATCTAACAATCCCGAGCTTATCTACAACAAGGATTGGGTAGAAATGATTGAGGATTCAATCGGCTCTGACAAACTGTTGTTCCTTGACGGAAGCAACGGTAAGTTCACAATCATCAACGAGGATCATGGCGAAACTCTTGACAATATGTGGCTATCCAATACCTACTCAATCAATCGTGGTGTTGGCTCGGATTATGATGTGGATACTGACACCATATCCAACAAGCCCAAGAACAACTACATCACATTCAACTCATCATGGGGGCAAGGATATGACTACACATATGATGACAACGTATCCGACTACAGTAAATATGTGAGCAAAGCAAACGCGAAAAAAACCGTAGACCTTTGTGATGATAACATACCATACAACCTAGCTGATTTGGTGGGGCTATCCAAAGCTGACATAGCTGAAGTGGTCTATCACAATCCCACAGGCACGGCTGAAATGCTAGGTGATCTCATCACAGCAGATGAGCACGATATGTATGACGCACTTGATGAACTAATCGACAGAAGGGGGCACGAGAAATATGGCAACTAGAAAACCGACACTTAAACCAAGCCCATACGGGCATCAATCTATGGTAGCTTTTGTCTTGTACGAAGGTGGCATTGACAAGCTATACATGGTCAAGCACCGAACTTCACAGGTGTTGCTAAACAAAAGTGCTGTGAGCTACAACTCAACAAGCAAAGCACTTGATGACAAATACGACTTGAGTTATATGCGTGATTACTTTGTAGGATATAACAACGAATATCTCAAAGATGCACGTTGGGTAATGCTCAAGGTCAAGCCACCACAGATTGCAGGACTGCACCGATTCGAGATTATCGAAACGCAAGAACGCACACGTAAGGCACTGCAAGAAGTGGCAGAAGCTAACAACAAAAAGCGAAATGCATTTGATAGTTTCTATTGCACTGCTATCATAGGTACTCGTATGCGTAGAGGCGAGTGGCAGAAGGAAGCTCTACCCGAAGAACCTAGACACAGGTTGATGCGTAGAATCTTAAAGCAACCTAGTATATGGCGATCATATCCTAACCTATATCCAAAGGCTAAGGATTCAATCCCATACTTTTCACAAGGTGGTGAAACACTTTTTCCAGATCATGTTTTACCAGAGCTTAGACCACCAAGCGTAGAAGCTATACCAAATAACCTAGCATATGCTATGGTGAATTTAGTTTACGGCACTGTCTTACCAACCTTTAACTCTCCAAAGGTTAGAGAATGGCAAGAACATGGCTATCGTATGGTAGCATAGTGTGTTTTCCTCACGAAGATATGCGACAAATACCCGACATAAACAAGAGGGTTGGCAAAACTGAAGTGTGCCATGTCCACAAATATACTATATAAATAAATAAATATAAATTTTAAATCGTATATTAGAGGGATATGGGGGTCAGATTTGCAATTTCATAGACCCTCGGGTTTGGCTCGGGTATTTCTCGCGTATTCTCGACAGCCCGAATATTCCCGAATATTAGGTACGCGAAAACGCAAGGCGAAATACTAGGCAGATGTGTCGGACTTAAAATCCGACGCGACAATCTGTCAGCTTGACTTATCAAGAGAAAGGATTATACTATGGATATGATTATAAATAAACTACAGACGGAACTTATCAGACTGAACTCTGAATTGTCAGATAGTTTGGATAGGTACAAAGAGCAAGACCAAATGACTGATGACGAACTCATAGCACAAGGTTGGTTCGAAGCAACAGAACACTTTACAAAAGTACTTGAGCAATATACTCAAGAAGAAAGTGAGGGGCAAAATGAATTATAAATATATTGTTTGGGTTGGTGGGGTTGATGACTACTACACCGATTTAGATCGAGCCATTGAACATTTTAGAGAATGGGTTGAGAAAGGATATGATGATGTGGCTATTGAATGTATAGGAAGAAAGGAAGAATAATGAACATAATTAAAACAGACGGAACACGTGATAGTGTTGGTGCATACATGATTGAAATACAAGAAGGTGTGTACCTTTGTGATGAACTAGGCAACAACTCTTGGGATAGTTATTATGATGCTGTCCAAGTAATAGAAGAATGGAGAAAGCTAAATGGGTAAAGTAAAAGCATGGCTAATGGAACTAGAAGAAAGACGACACGAAGATAATCTCGAGGACTACGAAGCGAAGATGCTCGAGCAACTTGACGAGGACAGACTAGCCTTTGATAAGGAAGAAGCGAGGTCATGGTGGGAAGATAACTGCAGATTAGTAAGGGAGAAAAACAATGGCAACTAACATACTATTATTTTTGATGATGATAACTATGGCAGGTGTAGGATATGCGTCAGCATATAAGATAATGCAACGCGAAATTACAGAGAGAGATATCCAACTGCACATGGCATACGCGTTTATAGAAAAGAGGCTCAATGACAGACCGAGAAAAGCAAGAGTACGAACATCTTAAAAAGAAAGTAATCAATGGTGACATGAGTATTCAACAAGCATTGAAATACTTTCAACTCAAACACAAAGCAAAGGGAGAAAACCAATGAATCTATTTTATTTAAATTCAGACAGCGAAACATCAGCACGAAATCTATGCGACAAGCACGTACCGAAAATGTTATTGGAAACTTGTCAGATGTTATCTACTGCTGTTCGCAACCAGATTCCTCAGGTAATCAAAGGCGACTCAGTATATAAGACTGCATATCCCAATCATCCTATGACTAAGTGGGTGGGTGATAGCTACTACAATTTTATGTGGGCATTTGCACACGCAAAACAAATCAATGCTGAATACAACTATCGCTTCGGTAAGATTCACAAGTCAGAAAGAATCCTTGATACAATACATAGATTCAAACAAGACATACACGAATCATATTGTAAAGATGACAACATAGATATGACAACCATACCACAGTGTATGCCCGACCAATACAAGAACAAAGATAATCCTGTTGAAGCCTATCGCAATTATTACTACCACGAGAAAAAATACTTTGCGAAGTGGGAGAAAGGTAGAAGCAAACCACATTGGTTTGTAGAAAAGGAAAGACTGCATGGTTAATAAAGGTATCTTACAAACAAGAATGGAAGAATTGAAACGCGAAATCGAATACCTCGACAAGCGAATCATACTGATGCAAGATGAAGTGGCTGAGATTGACAGAGCAATAGCCAATCGTGCAGTCACTAGCATTAGAAACATTATAGAAGAAAAGGAAAAGGAAGATGACAGAAAAGAAAAGCAAACTGCCACGAGATAACTATCTATTTGCAAAGCACGTATATGAGTTCATGTATGAACATATATCAAGCAAAGAAACAAAAGAATTTATAGTGGAACGACTAGCCCAATGTTATGATGCGTTTCCTCAGACTAGAATAGAAGATCACAAGGCATACTTTAATTGGTTGGGAGTTCACAATGAAGGATAACAACGTATGGGACATAGCTTATTGGAATCCAACCGACGAAGTGACGGATGAAGAACTGCAAAGATTCCTCGATAGTGGTGTGGGTACACCCGAAAATAACCCAAGATGTTTTAGTGTCCGACAATTCGTCGAAGCATTTAACAAGCAAGAGATAAGCGACATGGGTTGGTTGTACCACACACCCCGTCATAATAACGGAAAGGATATACAAGGATGAAGATAGATATTAGAACTAAAGAATGTTGCTACATTGAACTGAATGATTATGTTTATTACATAGATGATTCAACCAACGAGCAAATCGTACACAAATGGCACAAAGATTCTGTTGATTCGTATGATAGAATCTCGAAGCTAGACCAACAGGTTAAAGATGAGATACAAAGGGGGCACGAGGAAGATGACTGGTAAGAAAATGAAATACGTTTGGTTTCATATCCACAGAAACTCGAATAAACCCGAGAATTTACTTGACAAACAGTTCGATACATGGTATACAAAACTATGGCGCAGAGTAAAAGACTACCTAAGAATGTAACCATCGGACCATTTTTGGTGGAACTCATATGTGCCCCCCACGAATTGATGTATGAAGTGAGTGAAGCACAGGGGACATTCGTACAGAAACCACCGTATAAAATTTATCTTGATAAGGAGATGATCGAGAGAGGGGGTGCTGATGCAGTGAACGTAGTATTACATGAGTGTATGCACGTCGCTTACTATCAGTACCAACTCAAAGATAAGGAAGAAGAAACCGTAGTTAATTCCTTTGGAAACTTTATGACAGAACTTCTCTGTCGTTCTGAACTTAAGGATTGGTTACGCGAAAACATGGGCAGAAAGGAGACACCACGTGACAAGCGAAGCATTCGTAAGAGACCTACAAAGAGGAAAAGAAATAGAAGGTAATATTGTAAATGCCTTGAAGGCACGTTTTCCAGCCGCGACTTTGATTGACGGAAAGTTTAAAGAGTATGATGCTTTCATACCCGAACTATCTAAAAAGCTAGAAATAAAAATGGATGAAGTTAGTTTGCGGACAGGCAGAATATTAATTGAATTGGAAATGTTTGGTAAACCCTCGGGCTTGTTATCTACAACAGCAGATGATTGGGTAATCTATACAGGTGAACAATACTTGTGGATTAAACCCACGAAAATATTTGAATGTATTTTATTAAATAACTTAAAGACTGAAACCATTGTAGGTAATGGGGATAGCAATCCAAAGACAGTTTGTTTTATTAAAAATGATTTGTTTAAAAAGTATTGCCATACAGTTCAAGAAGTATTAAGAATAGGAGAAGTATATGGCAACTGATAAAAGATTAGTTTTTGTTTATGGAACTTTAAAGAAAGGGGAAAGACTACACGGACTAATGACAAAACAAAAAAGACTAGGCGAAGCAATCACCGTAGATAGTAATTACACAATCAAAGATTTCTTACATAGTTATCCGATAACATTCAGACACTATGATAGTAAGATTTGTAAATACAAAATTAAAGGTGAATTGTATGACATAAAAGATGACTCGGTTTATGAGAGTGTGACTGACATGGAACTCAATGCAGGATATACGTTAGTGCATACGCTAGTAGAGTTAGAAGATGGTACGGAACATGTAGCTGAAATGTTTATCGTGGAAGAAACACCCGCGAAAATTACAAGCAAAGAAGTGCTGTCTGATTTTAGAGTGAGAACAATAAAGAATGTAAAAGAATGGAGTGGTAAGTAATGGACTTTGAAGAAATTTGTAATAGGATTACTGGAGCAATGTTGTGGGTAGCTACATACGGAGTATTTATTTTACTTGGTGTGGGTGTGGTGTTAACAATAACAGGATAGGAGTAAGCATGGGTAAACGTAAATTTTCTACAGGTGATGACTATTTATTAGACGAGACCTTAGAACTAGAAGATGATTTTGACATAGAGGAATTTGAAAACGATCCTATGTTTGATTCAAACGATCATGAGTATTTACAGGAGTTAAATAATGACGAAACAAAAGACGGCAAACCTTTACCGTTGGACAGATATTTCAATCGCTTTAGAAAAAATCGTTAAGGCTATCGAAGACCCAAGCGGTAATGAATCTACTAGGTTTACTATCAAGAATGCTAAACCTTTTAGTTTACGTATGCGTATATACCAATACATCAAAGCATACAGAGAGCTAGCGCATGACACAGGAGAGGGAGACCCCGCGAAATATGATGCGTTAAAAATAAAAGCAGTTGATGACGGAGTAGAAATCATGCATGTCTTAGATGATGTGAGAGAACTTGAAGTTGTTGATTCAGAGACTGGAGAAAAAATATGACAGACGATAAACAATACCGAGCAAGTTTTGAGGCTTGTGTAGAATCATTGAGAGACCCGCTGATGGATGTATCAAAAGACTATGATACTGATGTTATTATATCAGCACTATATGAGATTGGCATGAGGCTATCTCTTTTAAAGTATGGAACAATGGGTAGCTTCGGGTTGTTGGCAGATGTATTACATACATTCACAACAGCAGGACCGATGATAGATGAAATGGAAAAGAAAAACAACAAGACAGGTGACACAATGGATTCTGTGTTTGCATCAACAAAGACAGACCCATCAACGAAACATTAAGGGGGCACGATGAGTGAGAAACAAGACATTCAAATACCTACGGAATTGTTAGAGAAAGATTCAGTTGAATTATCTAATGATGAAGTATCTATCCAAAAGATAGTTGATTATTTAAAAGCGACACGCGTGAATGTGCGTGAAGCGGAATCAAGTGGCAAACGTATATCAAAGAAGAGTGCGACAACTAAAGCACCGAAGAAGTTTGAGAAGAATATACTTGACATGTTGGTGTCGGAGACATGAACAGCACCGTAGTATTTCTGATAGGTTATCTTTGTTTAGGTCCTGTTGGTGAAAAACATTGTGTTAACATGGCATCAAAGTTTCTTTACCCCGACGTAAATAATTGCGAGACAGCGAGAGAATTTATTATGAAAGAATTAGATGACATTGAAGGTTTAATGTTGCGTTGCGTTCCATCTGATTTGATTGAGAACTACGTTAAGTATAGACCAGAGGTGATACTACCATCATTAGAATAAAGGAGACAACATGAGTGAGAGCGAACTACCAAGAATTAGAAAGTTTGTATGGGATGATAACGGTCAACCCATTCAAAAGATATGGGACACTTCAAGCCTAAGTTCTTTCTTAGCTTGCCCAAGATATTACAAGCTGTCTGTATTAGACGGTTGGAAATCAACAAGCTATTCAAGTGCTACGGGATTTGGTTCCGCAGTGCATCACGGTTTAGAAGAACTAGATAAAGCTAGGCATGAAGGTTTAACAAAGAACGAATCTACAAAACGTGCAGTAGCTTCCGTCTTGCGTGACTTCGGTGAGGACTTGAAACTTGCTGATGAAAATGCAAGAGGATTAGAGGCGGCACTCCGTGCGGTTGTGTGGAAAGCGGAAGAGTTCTGGGATGATAAGCTAAAGCTAGCTACCATGCCAGACGGGTCGCCCGCTCTAGAGCAAAGGTTTGAAGTACCCATTGGTGACCAAGGTCATAGGTTCAGTGGTCGTATAGATAAGATTGTTTCTATTGATGACAGGCTGTACCTGGTTGACACCAAGACAACTAAGACTGCTTTGTCAGACTGGTATTTCAATGGCTATATGCCCAACAACCAAGTGTTCGCATATATCTGGGCGTGTCGTGAAGTATTGAAGTTACCTGTGGATGGCTTCATCATTGATGCAGTGCAGACAGGAGCGAACTTCACAAGGTTCGCAAGACAAGTATACACTGTACCTAAAGAATTAATTGATGAGTGGTACAATGATACGTTGCACCACCTTAGTATATCGGATGTGTATGCTAACTCGCAATACTATCCCGCGAACTTCACATCATGTGGAAACTATGGCGGTTGTAGATATAGAGAAGCATGTGCTCACGCGAAATCCCAAAGGGGAATGTTCTTTGGTAATGACTTTCACCAAGAGTATCACCCAGATTTAGAAGAAACAAAACCACAAGAACTTGAAGTTATCAAGGGTGGTAAATAATTTTCTTGACAAATCTTTTTTATAGTATATAATTCAAAACATAATAGGAGACCAGTAAATGGCAAACATCAGTAAACATAAATCTACAAGTGTTACCAAGCTACTTCTCTGTGGAGACAGTGGTAGCGGTAAGACATCTGCCCTAGCGAGTTTAGCTAACGCAGGTAAAAAGTTACGTATACTAGACTATGATGACGGTCTTGATATCTTGCCCGAGTTTTTAAAACCCGAGGCAGTAAAGAACGTTTCATATGTTACGTTAAGAGATTCACTAGGACAAGCTGACTCGTTCAGACGAGGGGCACGGTTATTATCCCATTGGAAAGATGGCGATGAGGACTTAGGTCCTGTGAAAGAATGGGGAGATGATACAGTTCTAGTGATTGATTCCCTCACATTGATGGGCGAAGCTGCTTTAAGGGCGGCTCTCGTTTTCAATAATAAGAAACCAACAGAGCAAGCCAGTCAACCAGAGTGGGGTGCGGCGGCGCGTGATGTCCAGAACATTATACAATATATCACAGGTGATGAAGTGAAATGTAATGTTGTTGTGACCACGCACATGCAGTACATGGAAGGCGATATGGGTGTGTCAAAAGCATATCCTACATCTGTCGGTTCGAAGCTATCTACTAAGATTGGTAGATACTTTAACTGTGTATGCAGAATAGATACTCGTTCATCTAGCAAAGGAACAGAGCGCACGTTACGTACAATGTCAGATCATAGAATGGATCTGAAAGTTACAGCGCCATCTTTAATAGAGCCGAACATTGAACTTAACTTGCAGAAGTTATTCGAATCTATTCAGAATAACGCACAGTCTAAACTCAAAGAGAGCAATACGAAAGGAGATAAATAATGTCTAATGTTGCTGACTTTTTAAACATGACACCTAATGACACGCCAGAATCTGTCGTGCTACCAGAGGGTAGTTATGAGTTCTCTATAACTTCTTATAGAGCAGATGAAGTGGGGCAGAATAACACCCCCCTCATCAGAGTTAACGTCAAGGCGATCGGAGTGATTGATTCAGATTTAACTGAAGATAAACTCAAGGATGCACAGCCAACTCGAATGGAGTTCTGGGCTACACCTAATGCCTTGAAGGTGAACAATCCTGCAACAGGATTGAAATCATTTCTAACCAACGGGTTAGATATGGGTCATGTAGAAGACCTGCCCTACAGTGAATTGCTAGAGATGGCAATTGGTAAAACCTTTAAAGGTTTAATCAAACACGAAATGGTTGGGCAGAATAAGGATATTCTACAACCAACAGTTAAGAGAATCCTTTAACATGAATAAGCAAACAGTACCTTCACAACAGCCTAACGGTGATTGCAAGATAGCTTTTGTATTTGATTTTCCAAGTACAGATGAGCAACGTCTTGGTGAAATCATGGTTGGCAGTACGGGTAAAATGTTTCACAAGATGTGTGAGATATTGGAACTCAATGTGGAAAACTGTTTGCTTACGCATGCTCTCGCTCAGAAGCCAGCACAGGAGAACCCTGCCCACTTCTTTATGAACAAGAAAAACTATTCTAAGTTTAGTAAAGAGAACAAGTGGCGCTCGAAGTATCCTGTGAATGGCTTCGGCTTTCTAAAGCCAGAGTACGAGAGTGAGTTAGAGAGATTACAAAACGAGCTTAACGCGTGTGCACCTAATATCATTATTGCTATGGGGAGCCTTGCGTTATGGGCGCTGACAGGACTAGACAAGATAGGTACTTACAGGGGAACCATTCTCAAATCGGACCTCACAGGTGGGACCAAGGTTATGCCTACGTTTAGTCCTAGTGCCGTTATCAGAAACTTTGACTTCCGACCTATCGCATTAGCAGATATCAAGAAGGCAGTTGAAGAATCCAACACACCAGAAATTAAAATAAAAGAAAGAGAGTTATGGATTGAACCAGAAATCAAAGACCTCGAGGACTTCGAACAAAAGTATATTAGAGAGAATAACGCGGATCAGCCACTCAGTTTCGACATTGAAACAGGCGGCGGTTTTATTACTTGTATTGGTTTCGCTCCAAGCGATACTGTCGCTCTCGTTATACCTTTCAAGGACAAACGAAACGTACTCCAAAACTATTGGACCGATGTTGCCCATGAGCAACGAGCTTGGGCTTGGATAAAACGCATCCTTGAGAACGACAAGATTACTAAGGTTGCTCAGAACCAAACGTATGATGTGTCGTGGCTAGCATACAAACACAATATCAAAGTGGCAGGAACTATACACGATACTATGCATGCTCAACATGCACTACAGCCCGAACAACAGAAAGGCTTAGGCTTTTTAGGTTCGATATACACAAACGAGGGTGCTTGGAAAACGATGGCTAAGTTTTCGAAGAGTACTAAGAGAGATGAATAGATGTAATAATGACCAAACGTGCTCCATATTTTTCGGAGTTACATATACCAAATGATTTAGTAACTATCGAAAGTGAAGTACGATTGTGGAGATCGGTGATAGACCAAGCTATATCAGACTTTTTAACTACTAATAAGTGTAGAGAAAGTTTATCGAATAAAGAACGTGCCAAGATTTGGCTAAGAGGAAAGACAGAAGATTTTAAAATAGTGTGCGACTATGCTTACTTAAACGCACAGAATGTACGGAAAGAAATATTTAATATAATAGGTGGGATAGATGAGTTATACAAGTAATAGATCAACAACAGCATACACGACACAGGTTGGTGGCGATCATTATAAGAAGTATAAGATACAACCATCGGAGTTCGTTAACCAGAACAAATTTCTTTTTGCAGAAGGTAATGCAATCAAGTATATTTGTAGACACCAAGACAAGGGTGGTAAGCAAGACTTACTAAAAGCAAAACACTATATCGACATGATAATTGAGAGAGACTATGAGTAACACAGGAGACAAAAGCAATGGCAAAAATAATAAAGAACGTAGATATACAAAATATCGAACTCGATTCTGAGCAAACCCTCTGGACTTATTGCGCTTTAGATTGCGCGGTGACTCTAGAGATTTGGCAGAAGATC